CTCTGAGATTGTAGAGTTATCTAAGTCTATTAAGCGTAAGCCAGACTTATTGGTAACTAATAACTTCGAAGATAAAATTAAATTTCACCCAGGCATTCGTGAGCTGGGTGTTACTATTATGTCTGCTAAGCATGATATGATAATGAACTACTTTAGAAATCAGGTGGTATATAATGTTCCTCAGACCCTTATTAGTCTTCATGGTTACCTTCGCATTCTACCAGCTGATATATGTGAAAAATACGAAGTATATAACGGCCATCCTGGAGCAATTACTCTCTTCCCTGAGTTAAAAGGAAAAGATCCGCAAGAAAAAGTATGGCAAGATAACGACAAGTATAATATAATAGGCAGTGTTGTACATAAATGCACAGCTGAACTAGATGGTGGTGATGTACTGAAATCTGTCTATGTACGTAATAGAAATTATACTAGAGAAGATCTATATGCTTCACTTAAGATGACTTCGTTATCGGCATGGAATTTCTTCTTAAGGGAAAAGGGATTATGAAGATTGGTATAACGGGTGCGCAGTCGGTAGGTAAGACTACTTTATTGAATGCGTTGCGCTCGGAAAAACTATTTAAAGACTATGTTGTATGTGATGAGGTAACTCGTCGCGTAAAGAGTTATGGCTTACCTATTAATGAAGAAGGTACCGATATAACTCAACGTCTTATTATGAATGAGCATATTGTTAATGTGTTCATGTACGGTAATATGTTAACAGATCGTACTGCACTAGACGGTTTAGTTTATAGTGCGTACTTGTATAATAAAAATCAAATTAGTGCAAATACTTTGAAATATGTTAGAGAAGTATTTAATAAAGTATGGCATTCGTATGATTATGTCTTCTATATTGAGCCTGAGTTTGAGATTGTGGATGATGGTGTACGCAGTATCAATAAGCAATTTAGAGATGAGATTGCAGAATTATTTGAATATGTTATTGAAAAAGAAAATTTAAGTATGCTTAGAGTTAAAGGCTCTGTGCGTAATAGAGTTAATACAATTTTAGATCATTTAGAAGGAAGATAATGAGTAATCAAGACGAACTGAATAAGCTGATTGGGGTCCATTTAGGTAAGGCAGGTGATGGGTCAGCTGTTAACCCCTATGTAACGCCAGATGAAGTTGATCCAAGTCTCTTGGTTTCTGTACCTCGTTATTTGAATCGTACAGCATACGATATTCAAGAAGAAGAATTACCTTTTGTAGGTATGGATGCCTGGAATGCTTATGAGTTCTCTACCTTACAGAAGAATGGCTTTCCTATCTCCGGTTGGTTAAAGTTTACTTACTCATCCAGTACTCCTAATATTGTTGAGTCTAAATCGGTTAAGTTATATTTGAACTCTTATAATATGGCTCGCTTAATTGAAGGTAAAGAAGATCTTCATTATATTGAAGAACAAATTGAAAAAGATCTCTCCAAGGCTGTAGGCGGAGACGTTGGTGTTTATATTGCAGTTGGTGATGTAGATACTCTCAAGCCTTTGAAAGGTGACTTTATGGCGCTTGAAGAATACTGTAATGTTGCTAAGATGTCATTTGATCAATATAATGAATCATCTGATATTCTTGAAGTTGTCCCTTCTATTGGTCGTTATGAAAGATGGCGTTCACATTCGTTGCGTTCAAATTGCCGAGTAACTAACCAGCCAGACTGGGGTGATGTTTATATTCATATTAAAGGCGAGAAGGCTGTTACCCCTGAATCATTACTGCAGTACATTGTATCAATGCGCAAAGAGAATCATTTCCATGAAGAGATTGCCGAATGCATTTACAAGCGCTTATATGACTTGTTAGACCCTGAAGAGTTATTGGTCACATGCTTGTATACTCGTAGAGGTGGTATTGATATCAATCCTACTCGCGCATCTAATTACTATCTCTTAAACCAAGCACCTATTATTGATGCTTATAACTTCTGTGAAAAGACAGCAAGACAATGAAAATAACTGGACCTGATCCCAACGTAAATGAAATTTGTAATGAATTTGAGTTAAGAGCCTGTCACGGCTTTGATAAGTACGGGGTGACTACCGAGCGTACCGATCTAGATCTAATGCAATGGATTCAGCATCTGAAAGAAGAGCTGATGGATGCAGTAGTTTATATTCACCGTATTCAAAAAGAATTGAAAGAGAAACATGATGACTTCAAGTGAAGCGCTAGCATTATTGCCTGATGTAGACGGCTGTGTAGTTATTCTATCTGGCGGTATGGATAGTACCATTGCTATGAGATTGGCTGTACAGAAGTATGGCAAAGAAAACGTATCGGCTCTAACCTTCTACTACGGTCAGAAGCAGAAGCGTGAGATTGAGATGGCTAGAATGTCTACTAACCTACTAGGTGTTAAGCATAGAGTAGTTGATGCATCTTTCCTAGGTGATATCAGTAAAGGCTTTTCTGCTAATGTTGATACCGATATGGCTATGCCTACCATTAAAGACGTTTTAGGTGATCCTCGTCCTAAGACTTATGTACCTAACCGTAATATGATCTTGATGTCTATTGCGGCCGCCTTTGCAGAGACCCAGAACGTTGATACTGTTGTTTGTGGGCTACAGGTTCATGATGAGTATGGCTACCACGATACTACTCAACGCTGGGTAGATAAAGTAAATGATCTGCTATCTGAAAACCGTATCATTAAGATTAAATTAACTGCACCTTTCAGTCAACTGTCTAAGTACGATGAGTTACAGATCTTGCAAGAACTAGATGGTAACTTTATGCTTACGGCATTTACTATGACGTGTTACAACCCTGATGCACAACATCGTTCATGTGGTGAGTGTCCTAGTTGCTCGGAACGTATTGCCAATTTTGCTAAAATAGGTTATAATGATCCTGTAGAGTATTCTAAAGTAATCCCTTGGCAAGACCTAATCGGAAAAATGAAGGTGTAACATGTGCGCAATAACTGGTTCATTTAGTCAGAATAAACTGACCGATTTATATCGATTGAATGCTTATAGGGGGGAGTTAAGTTACTCCCTTTCCGCGTTTTCGTTTGATGAGCATAAGGTACGATTAGATACAATGATGCAAGATAGAGATAGGATACCTGAAGGTCTTATCACGGGTCTTGCTCAAGGAGATAACAAGTATTATATTGCTCATAGCCAGGCACCAACTACCAATGCCAATAATATTCACCCAGCAGTATACGGGGACTGTATGCTATGGCATAATGGTATTATCAAGCAAAAGAACTTATCAGAAGGTACCTGGGATACTCAATGGTTACTAGAACAAGTTCTTAACTACGGCTGGAGTGCATTATCCAGAGTCGATGGCACTTTTGCCTGTATCATGTATAATAGTGGTGAGTTGTTTGTATTCAGGAATGAAATATCACCAATGTTCTACGATAAAGATTTAAACTTCTCATCCACCAAGGTTGAGTTTACTGAGTCGTTACCACCTAATAGAGTATTTAAAATTAATCTTAAGTACAAACAAATATCTCCTATTGCTTATTTTCAGACAATGGAGAATCCATATTACATCCCGGAGAATGCATGACAGTTACATATAAATTATATTCAGAACCCTTTAGTATGAAGCACGTGATGGGGGAAAGTAGTAGGACTAAGCTTACCAATGTTGTTGATGGAGATATTCAACCTAATGCTGTAGATCTACGTTTAGGTAAGGTATTTCAAATTAATAACGAAGTGTTTGAGGTAAGCAATGATCACAAAAAGCATAGAGGTTCTACGGAACTCAATCCAGACGGAGAAGGTTATTTTACGCTATACCCGGGGAGTTATGAGATCGTTATGGAAAACGTCATCCATGTGGGCGAGGGGGAAGCTGGTTGGGTCATTACTCGTAGCACTCTTAACCGCAATGGTTGTTTTATTACTTCAGGTCTTTATGATTCTGGCTATCACGGTGTCATGGCCGGGGTACTTCATGTTACGACTGGTGTCGCGCGCATTAAGCAAGGTACGAGGGTAGGGCAGTATTTGTCCTTTGATGCTGAGGCATTAAAGATGTACGATGGTAGTTATGGTATTGGTAAAGAACATGATAAAAAATACGTATGAGAGATAAAGAAGAAATTATTGTATATTGGGCGCCAGGCTTTGTACAATCAAAATTTAACTTGACCCACAAAGAACCTGAACCTGCAATTAAGGAGTTAAGGCAATTGGGGCATAAACTTGTACACCCTGATAATGATAAAAATAATTTTCTAAAATGTCCTGCTGTACTTAATAGTTTAAATAATACATTTACAATTACATCACCAGCTGAAGTAAAAATTAAATGGGACGGTCATAACATATATACGCCTGATCATGATAAAGAGTTTTCAGATAAATGTATCGTTGCAAGGGATGCTAATACAGGACTTATGTCTTTTAATTTATGTAAATATTTTCTTTTTACAGAGGAACCATCTTTACTTATAAAACAAAAGAATGCCAATTATACAAATAATGACTTTACGAAAAAAACAGGTATTATTGAAGGATCCTTTGACATCGGTCAATGGGTAAGACTATTAGATGTTGCTCTGTATATTAAAGAGCCAGGAACAGTAAACATTAAGTTAAATGATATCTTATATTACATAGAGTTTTTTACAGATAAAAAAATAGTATTTAAAAAATTTTACTACACCCTTGCATTAAGAAATATGTATGAAACTTGTGTGTCAGTAAGAGAAACAAAAAAATTTCCTATTAAGACATATTTTGAAGAGATATATTTAATCTTTAATCAGAGTAAGATAAAGAAGCGTATGCTTAAAGAAATAAAAGATAATCTACTTGAGTAAAAATAAGCGGTCTCCGGCGTCATCCCGCTCTATAAATTCTGCTGCCTATGCTAATTAACATAGGAAAAAAATGGCAAAAAAATATATTTCAACTAAAACGTATAAGCAGATTGGACCTGTTGCGTACCGTCAGTGGAGAGCTGATAGTCACTGTAACTTAGTCCATGGTTATGCTTTATCATTTCACTTTGAGTTCGAATCTGATACATTGGATGCACGCAATTGGGTAATGGACTTTGGTGGTCTGCGCCCATTAAAAGATAAACTAGAAGAATGGTTTGATCATACTTTGCTAGTAGCACAAGACGACCCTAAGCGTGAATATCTACTTGAACTTGGTAAGCAGGGTATTGCTAAGATTACAGAAGTAGAAAAGACTGGGTGTGAAGGTCTGGCAGACTTTTTGTATGAATATATAAATACTATCTTTTTACCAAGCTATGGAGAGCAAAATCGTATCTGGTGCTATAAGGTAGAGGTACGTGAGACTGATAGCAATATGGCCATGCGTGTTGGACACAAGGAAGATAACGAGTTTAATGACTAAAATAGCGCTTGTAACCGATACCCATTTCGGTGCCCGCTCGGATAGTATCCCCTTTGATAATTTCTTTAGGAAATTTTATGAGGAAGTCTTCTTCCCTGAGATTGATAAAAGGGGTATACGACATATTGTACACCTTGGTGATTGTTTCGATCGCCGTAAGTATATCAATTTTAATACCTTGTCTTCTTGTCGTAGTTACTTTTTTGACGAAATTAAAAAAAGGGATATCGAACTACATATGATTGTAGGTAATCACGATACCTTCTTTAAGAATACCAATGACGTTAACTCCCCTCGTCTATTGCTTAAAGACTATGAGTTCAATGTTATTGATACCCCTTCAGAGATAGTATTCGATGATGGGTCTAAGATATTCATGATGCCATGGATATGTACAGATAATTATAATCAAAGCATGGAAGCTATCAAGACTACCGATGCCCAGGTACTGTTCGGGCACTTTGAGATTGCTGGCTTTCAGATGTATAAAGGTCACGAGAACGATGAAGGATTTGATCCTAAGATATTTGAGAAGTTCGATCTGGTTTGTTCTGGCCACTTTCACCACCGTAGTAGTAATGGGAACATTAACTATCTTGGAAATCCTTATGAGCTTAC